CCTTCGTATTGTCCTACACTACCTTGTCTTTGTCTGTTTACACCAGATAGTTTTTCCCATTCGTTTAGTATAGACTCTAGCAAAGTAATGTATTGAGATATAGTCTTGATTGACATATCTAATACAGACTGGTGCTGTGGATTTAGTGCAATACCTTCTTTGTTGTAATCTACCCATGCTATACCTGTACCTTCTACATAGTACATAAACTTATCCATGTCCCATTTCTTTGGTATCATGTTAATATCAAACTGTGCTATAATATCTTTTGATCTTGCAATAGCTAGCTCTAATCTATACTTGTAGATGTTGTAGTTCAACTGGTAGGGTATACCTAGTGACACTAGAGATATGTTCTTTGCATTTATGTCTGAATATCGTCTACCATTTATAGGTAACTTACAAACAGATGGGTCATTCATTGTGTTTCTTTGATTAGATACAGGATGTATATCTACATACATTCTACCATCTATTCTTGTGCCTTGCCATACTTCATTTACCCAAGTGTACTTTACTTTAGCACCCATGGCTTTCATTTCTGCAGGCATTCTAAAACTTTCATCAACAATCTCTTCCTCTATTGTACCAGTCATTGGATCTGGGTATGTCAAAAATCCTATACGTTTTCTTGATTTCCAGTATACTGTTACAACTTCTATCAATCTATTTCTATATGCATTCTCATCCTTAGATGTTTCAGCTCGTCTAAATAGTAAGTATGAATCAATATCTGATTGTCTAGGCTGTTCTAGCTCTAGTATTTGTTCGGGTGTTAGTAGGTCATAGAAGTGATCAACTACTGTTGAGACATGTACGTACTTACGAACTAATGCCCAGTCTCCGTCTTCTACAAACTCTAGATCTGGATCTTTGTCGTAATCTACGTCAAGAGGATTAAGTATATCATAGAAAGGTTCTCCATTACGAACACCTCTCTCTGTGTAAACTTCTCCAGATATTAGATAGTGAAACCAGCCTTTCTGTAATTTATCATACACTTCTGCATTTTGCATTATGTAATTCATAGACTTCTGACCTATAATAGCTCTGTTGTCTACGTAACTTCTTTCAAAAGACTTTAATATATCTTCAGGTAATTGTATCTGCTGCTCTTGCATTTCTTCAGGAGCAATACCCATCTGCATCATCTTATTAGCAAACTGTGCCTGCATATTTTGCATAAACACCATCTGCTTTGCTTTTTCTTTTTCAGATACTACATCCTCGTTAAGGACTGCTACGGTATAATTGAGAGGTCGTTTAGACTTCTCACCTAATAGAAGATCAATGATAGGCTTGATAATAGGATAGTTACGCATTTTAGAGGGGAAATTATTGCGGGACTTGCCATATGGGGCAAGAACGTAACGATAGTCTTCCTCTTCAATTATACCATTGTAGTAGTCATACAGTGTTCTGATGTAGTCTCTTCTCTTAGATACACCTTGATTAGATAAGTCGATAAAAGCTTCAACACAAGCTTCTTTCCACTTTTTATTTTTCTTTGATAAAGGCAGCTTTTGCTGCGGTATTTTTTCTCCCCCTAGATACATATCCTGCAAAATTAATATTTTTTATACACACATTAACGAGGTGTATACATTTTAAACTATTATTTATATATATAACACTAGCGATAATTCTTATCAAACCAATCGTTTGATGCATTATCTTCTAGTATCTCTTTAACCTCCGCATTGTATAACTCTCGTGTATGGTACATCCCTACCATCAGTGCCATTACACGGTCAAAGTTACCCTTATGATTAAACTTTATTAGCTCCTGTAAAAGACCTAAATCATATATCTTATGTAAGTTAAGTGTTACCTTATCTCCATCATCAGATCTTACAGCGTTCAACCAGTCTCTTATATACAACTCACCCTGCCTCTTCCTAGCTTCTGTTGTATGCATACCAAAGTTACGTTTTACATTTCTAGATCTTAGTTCTTTCTTATCTAACATCTCAAACTCTTCCTGTAATCTGTGTAACTTTCTGTGCTGCTTTGCGTATTGTATTACAGCACCACGATCGTTCTCAAATCCTATCTTAGCATTGTAATAGTCAGCTAGCATAAATAAATTTTTGTTATATTCGTCCTGCGTGTGTGGCCTACCTACATAGCTAGCAACAATTAAATCATCAGGCTTTGATATATTATTTATTCTCTTTATCACATACGCAGCACCAAGAGAACTGGAGTCTGCTGATTGGTTTTGTCCGTACGGGTCATGGCAAACTAGATATAGGTTATGTGGAGTTTGTCCCTCCTGGTTTCTATAAGGACCTTCGTAGAGAACAATGGCTCCTTCCAGATTATCTTCTTTACGATGTGGAAATCGAAGGATTGGCCTAGCATCTCCATCAGGCTCAAACTTTATTCTATTTTCTTTACCATAATACAGTTTACCTGCAGTACCTATAGCATGTAGCTTGTTTGCTTTTACCTTATTATATTGCTCTTGTAGTGATGATATATCAAATAGATTTGAAGATACTTGTAATGTAGCTTCTGCCGGGCACATAGGATGTTCTGCTATATACTGATCATATGCTTTTGGATCATTAGTACCTTTCTTTTTGTTCCTGTTTCCTTCTTCAAAATCTATAGCCTTATCTACAAAAGAGTTACCATCATCATCTATAAACCCTTCTAAGTTCTCAAATATTGGCACAAAGTACCCACATTCTGTGCCCATAGCACCATCATCCCACACATTCTTAAAAGCTAAACAGTCATACGAATCTGGATTGTAGAATAGCTCTTCCATACCTTGAAAATCTGATCCTTCTGTACCACCTGTACCAAATGCAATCATTGTACCTAATGTCTTACTACCTTGACGCATTGTTGGCATAGCAACTTCCCATGCTTTTAGTAGTCCTGGAAATGACCCAGCCTCTTCAAAAAATATAAGTTCACCTGCCTTACCACGGACTTTGTCTGGATCATCTTTTAGTGACACGCCTATAATTTGTGATTTCATTCCCATCTCTACAAGTGCACCATTTACATTCTTTTTGTACCCAGATTGTTTGTGCATTTCTCTGTCTCGTAGTCTTGGCTGCGTCCATGCTGTATTATCATCTACAAATGACATAATATCCCAAGCTTTGGACAGTAGTCCATCCCCAATCAAGTACTCTTTCTGCCCTGCAAAAACATAGTTTTTACTATTACGCATATGAAAGTAGTTACGTACAAGCATAGCAGCAGCTTTATAAGAAAATCCTTTACGACGTGCTTTTAATACCGTCATATGCTTGTTTTCTCTCCTACATCTATCTACTGATAAGAAATATTTCCAATCTCCGTCGTAAAATGCTGGGAATGTACGCTCTCTTCGCGCTATAATTGTACCATCTGGTAGTTCTTCATCAACAGATCTGTCAATGGGGCAGTAGTTTAGATAAAAATAATGATTACCTGTTATAGTTACACCATTGTGAGTGTAGCCATACAGACATCTACGTCTCTCTTCATCCCAATATTCAAAGTAAGGCTTTGTTCCTGGTAATGCATCTGTATAGTAACCATTTTTTAAGTACTTATTTGCAGCTGGAGCTAGTCCTCTGGTGCGCTTAAATACTTCTTTTTTAAATTCAATAACTCTTGACATTTCTCGTACTCTTCTGTTTCTATAAAATGTTCTATTAACAGATCTAGCGTAGCTTCATCTCTGCCATCACTGCTTATAGGGTCAAACGGTAGGTAAAACTCCTCCATTCTACCAGATTGCTCTGCTTTTTCAAATATATCGTCAAGTGTTATTCTTCTAGTTACAAAATCATATGCATTATTCATTGAATCGTAGTAATCTTGCATGTCATCTAAAAAATCCATAACCCAAATCTACGAACTATATTTGTTAACTACAACTCCTCCGCGTGTATTTGTATTAACTTGCTCTTGTTTAGCAACCTGCTCCTCTAATTTAGATAATCCATTTACTACATCCCCCATCTTAGATAAGTTGGCAACCAAATCCTTTGCATGAAATATAGGTCTACCATTATCATCCATTAATGTAAGATCTACAGTTTCAAAATACTTTTGTAGTTTTATTACAGATGACCTAGCAGCATTTAGTAATTTTACTGCAGATGTTTCTTTTAATTTTTTATATACATCACAAGCCGCTTGCACTTTTGTAGATGCTTTAGATTCTTTACCATATACACCTAACATTACTTCATTATGTCTAGAGTCTAAATCATATACTGCATACGGTGACTTATGATCACACATAAAGTAAACATATGCAAGTTCTTTTGCATTCAGATTCTTGAACTCCAAAATACTTTTAGCATATGGAGAAGGCACTGCTACATTATCGACTATCTCTAGTAATTCCATTTATTATATCTCTTCTTTCTTTTTTAGAGTGAAACTTTCCAAAATATGGTAGCCTAATAGAGTCAAATTCACCTCCTGACATAACTTTAGCCACATACTTAAACTGACTGTTTACAATTCTTTCTATCTTCTCTAACGGTAAGTTATACTTTGTCGCTAGTGTTTGTATTATCTCCTTTTTTGACTTCGCCATTATCTTGTGCTTTCCATTTGTTTATAGGACATGTAGTTGTTTTCCATTTTGCTTTATGCTCTATCAAACATCCGCACTTACCACACCTCATTTTATCTCTTACCAAGTATTCACAACTGTTACAGTCAGATAACCTTTGTGTGTAATCTGTTTCAGACACATTAGGTGACCCGTTTGCTACATACTTAGTAAGATCTCTACTAAAACTTTTTGCCATTTGCCATAAACTTGGCATTTCATCTTTACTCATTCCAATTTATATTTACTTCTACCTTTACAGTTTCTAAATCTAGTAATCTATTAAGTATATAGTTTTTATTCTCTTTACGTATAGCTTTTTTGTCTTTCATCTTCTTTACGTAGTTATTCAAAGTGTTAAAGTCAGACAAGCCTAGTACTTTTGCAGCTTCCTTCTTAACTTTTGCAGAGCATATACTAGGATCTTCTAATACCTTAGCAGTATCAACAAGTGCTGACAAAACTCTAAGCTCTGTGGATGTCAGATTAAACACACCATTCCAGAACTGTAAATACTTAAGTGTAGAGTTTACGTTAATCGTTATCTTCTGTTCCATTCGCTTCTTCTTTTTCTTGTAGATAGGCAGCAAGTATAGCTTCGTACTGCTCTATCTTTAGTTTTTGGTTTTCTAATAATTCATACACAGCATATTCTACCTTCATAGGTTGACCATCTATATATATTCTACGTTTATTCTTTTTCTTCGCTGCTTTCATCTATTACTGTTACTATTAGTGTATACTCATGGTCACCTATTAGGACTTGTATGTCCCATGTACAGTTTATATTTTTTTCTGACCACATCTCTAACTTTGTTTCAAATTCATCATACAATCTAAAAAGCTCTTCCCAACTACTCGTCTGAAATTTTGTTTTTATCATCTTTAAATTCTATTGTAGCTCGACCATCTTCCACAACTATCTGTGCTGTTTTAGATTGTCTGTTAAATTCTTCTATATAACCAACCACATCATCTCTGGTACACAGGAATGATAGGAATACAGACATCTCTTTAGCTGCTCTAGCTGTAGAATCACGCAATTCATTTGTTTTTTGCGTATGCTCTATCAACTCTAAGTAGTCGTCTAGATTTATTGTAACTGTGCCAGGGAGCTTCATTAGAATTTACCTAATACTTGAAACTCACTAACAAACAAATACTGTACTTCATCAATATGAATCAGCATTGCCTCTGTATTTGGGTCTACCATAATCTTGTCACCCTTTTTACATTGCGTAACTTGCGGGCCTACCGCCAATACTTCTACTATGTTTGTTTGTAATGCTTTTGCAGTTGCATCGTCTAAGATAATTCCTGACTCTGTAGTTTTTGAGTCTGGACGTGGTACAACTATCCACGCTCCGAAGGGTTGAAATGTAAATTCCTTTGCCATTATTTCTATAATTTGGTTAATACTGCAAAGGTATAACAAAATACTTTATAAATCCAAATGTTTTGTAAAGAACTTCACTAATAGATACACCACACCCCTAGGCGTTTGACTATTTCAGTTGGAATTTTACCGCTGGCAGTGCTGTCTTTTGGACTACCTAAGGACACTAAAACTGATGTTAATTCATCACACCTACCTCTGTGTAATGTGCCCTAACCGTTGGCTATATCCGCCTTTTTAGAAGCTATTGGAGAAAACTCTAACCTTTATTTAAGGTCTACAATCCAACGTCTGACCCCATAACTACCTCTCGGCCCTCTGGGGTGATACACGTATTGTGTGCTTCTGAATGCAAAACTACTAAAAAATTTTTAACTACCAAAATCTTTGAGAGCGTAGGGGTATTATGAAACACACCCCACCTTAAGTAGAGTATTAACAGTACCCCCGGGTACACAAAACTATTGATATGCAAGAGAACATTGCAGGTGTAGTAGTAGGTTCAGTAGCTCGTTCCTATGAAGGCAACACATACTACAGAGCTACAGCAAAGACAGCAGAAGGACTGATTTCCTTTAAGATAGCAGAGCGTCCAGCTTCAGGACAAAATGTATTGCTAGACATTTACAAGAAAGGCACCAAGCTACCATTTGGAGATGGTTCTATTCTTGAGAAAGATTTAGCAGTATGTAAGTTAGATAACTTCGATATTGAGGTTGTGAAGACAGCAGACGCATTGCTAAAAGAGCTAGAGGGTATTACATTGTAATACTCTTTATCTATCAACACAACATTAGTGTGTGAGTGTGTCAACTAGACTGCATTCACCACTTTTGTGGGTCTTTCACATTTAGTGTCATTATTAACCATTACATTATATATCATTATGGACGAAGGCGAATGGCTAGACTGGATAATGGGAATTAGATTCCATAGTTATCCATACTAAAGATAATCTGATGAGCTTTTATTAAGCGAAACACTATGTGTCATTATCAAAATATATAGAAAGGTCGTGATATTCGACGTATTCCTAAGCAAGAAGACAAAAGGCTTTTTTAAAGATATTTAAGATTACAGGAGCTTAACATAATAGAGTGGTCGATCTCTTTATGACAGGCAGGTTTGATCACCTGTGCCGACAGAGGCAGTTGAACTACAAGGTAGATTCAATCCTGTTGCTCCGTACAAAATAGCCTCACTCGTAAGACGGAAGGGAAGGAAGGATACCGATGACTAAATGTCAACGCAGAGTCTGGGCTTGTTTTTAACAAAGATATACTGATGAGTCTTCAATAGACGAAACACTGTAAAGTGTCTATATCAACCAATGTTATATATTATGTCTTATTATACTTACGGCAGACTAAAGTTCTGCTATCAATTGTTAGCGTTTCTTACAGGTATTGTATCTATAATACTTGCAATATTCGCTATTGTTAATACTTCAATTTTGTACGGCTGCGCAACAGCTGTTACAATAATGCTAACTGCAGCGTTCATCAAAAGATCTGAGATGTATCAGACAAAGATGGACAACTGGAGTTACAAACACTATTTAGACAATGAATAGTAATTATACCCTCAAGGACTTAAGAGTACTAGTTGTACTCTTTGTCCTTGCGGTGTGGTTAACATCATGTTCCTCACCGAAAACATTGACAGGAAATGGATATGTAAAATCACATTGTAAAATGAAACGATGAAATATCTAATTATACTTATTTGTATCATAGCTCTAGGTAGCTGTGGTACAACACGTAGTCTTGAGCGTGCTAAGCTCGACTATGAACTTGACCAACTGTGGTCAGAATACAATTACAAAGCTGATTCTATTTGGATTCAGTATAATAATACAATCTCGGTGGATGCTCCTTCACTAACTGAATAAGCTTTACGCTAAAGGTTGGACGAGATATAATCAAGCAATGTATCCTGGGGGAGCAAGGCCAGTCGTGGCTACTGCTTAATATACCTACGAGAGGTAGTCCTACGGATACACTTGACATAATATAATAACAGGTGTAACAATAAGCCTAGTGGTTAGTGATAACCTTCTAGAACTAGTGACGAACAGTAGAGGTGCCTCAAAGGGGAATGTAACATCGAGAAAAACGGCTGCTGACCTGTTATTAGTAACATAAAGAGAGTTGGTTAGTGCACATAACCACCATCCCGATACAAGTGAAGCGGTGAAATACAGAAATAAGACTAGGATCTGTACTCTCTTTTTTATAATTAACAGAGGACACTGCTGAAAGTGTGTCATTGCTAACCACAATATATAATTACTAATTTATTAAATCTAAAAGAAAGTGAAAGAAAATGAAAGACTAATTTGGACAGTAACTTACAGTTGCGATGAATCGGGTGACACTACAGTGCCACTAAACTATCACACTTGCCAAAGAACATCAGTTTTTGGTAATAGTGAAGAAGCTCATGACTTTTATTCTCAATGCATTGGGCAGAAGGATATTAGACAGATAGCTATATCTTATGATGACTTATGTCGTGCAAAATACGATGTTATAGACATAGACAAACTTAATTATTAATTTTTTAATCCATTAGAAATGACAAATGCGATGAACAGTGGTAGTATCCCCACTCTAAATGAGAATGATACACTATTGTACAGAATCTGGTCTACAAGTTCAGACAAAGTACAGCTAGAATTTATTGAAAATGTAAACAATCCATACAGAAGTGGTGGTGGTGCAGGTATAAACTTATTATATCTTGCTAACAAATCAGATGTAAGATTTACTCGTAGAGGGTATCGTGCATGGTTGACTGGTACTGCTGAAGATGTTTACCCATTATTCAACATTGATCCTAACCATGTAGCTAATAGCTGGCAACATGATGCTGAAAGAGATAAGAATTATGTTGAACTAAACATTGTTAATCCAACTGTTGTTGGTGTAGCTAGTCCTGATGGCGAAGTTGTTCGTGCTAGAGTTCAGATTACTGAATCTACAGAGCCTAACGCTTGGCAAGCTGAAGATCCAGAGAACCGCTGCAAGCGCAAAGGTAAAGATGGTGAAGTTATGCTACACAATGGAAAGAAAGTATTTATGAATGCACAAGTTGTATCATGTTATGGTGACACAGCTGCAGAGCAAACATTCTTGAAGACAGACACTGCTGTTGTACAAAACGCAGATGCCTTGGATAAGTTTGCAGATGTTGCAGGATTAAACCTAGGATAATATAAATAATTTAGGTATATCATTTGTTTGGTATACCTAAATTTACTATATTTGTAAAGTTTTATAAAGAATATTTATACATAATTATCTAAATCATTGAAAATGAATACATTAATAAAAAGCGCAGGTAAGGTAGTAGCTACAGTATCTGCATCTCATAATGTCACAGTAACTGAAAAGCAGATTACTATTGACTTATTTACTACCACGACTAAAACCAAAACCAAAAGACGTGGAAGACCTGTAGGGTCTAAAGCTAAGAAGTCTACTAAGACTACGAAGAAGACAGCCTAATCAATAGACTGTTAATACTAATTGATAATGAAGGGGCCTTGTGCCCCTTTGTTGTCTAATTCTATTTATCATGCAGAATACTACTTTAACTAGAGGAGAAGTATCTCTTCTTATACACAGCGTACAGCGCACTTTAATTAAGCTAGAGCAATATGATTCTAGTAGTGAGTTGGTTAGAAAGCATAGACTTCTTATCAACAGATTATTAGATATAGAGCAGGCACTGAACGAAGAAATAAAGAAAGAACCAATAACAATATATAAATAATGGGAAAGATGAAAGAGTTATATGCAGCTATTCAAGAGGGAGAGATAGAAACCTTAAGACATAAGATTAGATCAGCTGAGCAACAAGGTCAGCCAGAATTAGAATGGCAAGGTAAATTTGTATCCACAACATATGCTACATATCTAGTACAATTTAGTGATACATTCTTAAAAGAACTAACAGATGATAACATTAGTAACGCAAACAACAAGTCTGAGCGACTCATATAAGCTAGGCACTATTCAAAATGTGGTAGACTATTGCCACGACAAAGAAGTTCTAGGTGTTGATACAGAAACTGAAGGATTTGACTTTACTTGCAAGAAGATGATTATGTTCCAGATTGGGGACGAGCATCAGCAGTTTGTTATAGACACTAGGTTTATTGATATTACACCTTTAAAAAATATATTAGAATCGCCTGCTATTATAAAGATATTTCACAATGCTAAGTTTGACTACAAGTTTATTAAAAAGTGGTCAGGTATAGAATGTGATGGAGTTTATGATACGTTTTTGGTTGAAAGAATACTATCTTGTGGTCGTCACATAGGTTATGGACTGAAAGACCTCTGTAAACGCTACTTAAATGTAGAATTAAATAAGGAAATCAGAAACCAATTTATAGGGTTATCCGGCCAAGCTTATCGTGATGACCAGATAGTATATGGTGCCAAAGATGTAGAATATTTATGTAAGCTTCGTAAGCTACAGTTGCCTAAGATAGAAGAGTTTAAACTACAGAGTGTAGTAGAACTTGAAAACCGTGCAGTGTTAGCATTCTCTGATATTGAATACAATGGTATTGATATTGATAAAGATGCTTGGGAGGTCATTGCACGTGCAAGCGAACAAGAAGCCTTGGACATGAGAGATAAATTAGATGACCTGGTAAAAATCGTCCCAGAGTTGTCGTGCTTTGTGTTAACTCATGTTCAAGGTGACTTGTTTACTCCTATTGAAGATATACGTAAAGTTGGGGTCAAGTGGACTAGCCCTACACAAGTTCTAAAAGTATTTCAAAAACTAGTCCCTGAACTAGAAGATGTTAACGGTAAGAAAATGTACAAGTACAGACGTAAGCACAAAGTCATTGATTTGTATGTCAAATACAAAGAAAAGATGAAGCTTGCTACTTCTTACGGTAAAGACTTCTTTAAATTTGTTTCAAGCGATGGTAAAGTACATACGCAATTCAATCAAATACTTGACACTGGACGGGTCGCATCCAAGAAGCCAAACATGCAACAGATACCTGCGGATAATAAGTTCCGTAATTGCTTTTTGGCTCCTGACGGCTGGTGTTTCGTCAGCAGTGACTATTCTTCTCAAGAGCTTAATGTAATTGCATTTGGCTCTAGTGATCCTGTATGGATTAAAGCTCTTCAAAAAGGACAAGACTTACACAGTGTGTGTGCTGATCTTGTATACGGACAAGAGTGGATAGATGCGGCTGAAGATGACTGTAGTTATATGAAGAACAAAAGCAAGTGTAAATGTCCTAAGCACGGTAAACTACGTACAAATGTTAAGACTATTAACTTTGGACTAGCTTACGGTATGGGCCCACATAAACTTGCGGATACTCTTGATATAAATACAAAGGCAGCTGAAGCCCTGATTAATAAATACTTTGAAGCGTTCCCAGCTATTGGCGGGTTCCTAGATAAACTAGGCAGCTTTGGCAAAAAGTTTGGTTATATCAAAACATTTCCACCCTACAACAGACGTCGTTGGTTTCCTACATGGTACCCTCGTATCTATAAAGACAAGAGCCAGGCTTTTGAGCTTGGTAGTATAGAGCGCGCTAGTAAGAATACACCTATACAAGGTGCATCTGCTGACATGACTAAGAAAGCTTTGATTCTTATCAGAGACCACATTAAACTGTATGACTTACCTGTAAAGATAGTTATGACAGTACATGACCAGGTAGACACTATATGTAAAGAGAGCATAGCAGAAGAGTGGGTGATTACAATGACAAGACTAATGGAGCAAGCAGCTCTTGAGGTAGTTACGAACGGTCTGTTGAAAGCAGACACAAATATTAGTAAATCATGGGAAAAATAAAATTATATAAACTAGATGCAAACGTTGCAAGAATACTTGCTACTGTGTCTAGACTTACTGAGGTCCCAATCAGTAAGATTAGAGGTAAAACCAGAAACGGTGAAGTAGTTGCGGCTAGACGTATATGTATGGTGCTTATTAATGATAAGTTAAAATACAGCTCTACTGTAAATGCTGCTATATTTCATAGAGATCATGCTACAGTGCTGCACGCATTTAAAGTGCATGCAGATCTTATGGATGTAGATAAGGCATATGCAGAGTTCTTTAATATATGTGAAATAGCTATAGGAATTAAAGGTATGTCAGATTCTAATGATAAAGATGAAATGATAAAAAAGTTTGCAGCTCGTGTGGAATATCTTGAGCATGAAAATGAAGAACTGCAAATGCAAATTAGTAAAATACAAGTAATATTATCATGAACAAACCAAAACACGAATTTGACTACAACATGTTTGCCTGTACTATAGGCTTTCTAGGTATAATAGTATTAATATTAACAATGTTAATTATAAATAATTAAATTATGTTACACGAAATAGAATTAGAAAATGGATACACGGTCCAAGTTGATTATGAATATGAATCATCTGAATTAGACTACAGTGGTACAGGTTACCACGGCGGTGTTACAATTAATGCCTTATGGGCAAACTTAACAGACACTAATGGTAACCTGTTAAAGGTAGATATTCTGCATTTTATGCAGGGTTTTGAAGAGTTTGATAAAGATGAACTTGAAGGTATAATACAAGAAAACTACGAAGACTATGAGCCAGATCCAGATAGATTTAGGGATGAGTAAACTAATAAAAGTAAAAGATACAGAGCAAAAGAAAGCTCTTAACAATTGGGCAAAGAAAGGTTTTAACGGTAGTATTATCGCTGGTACAGGCTTTGGTAAGTCTAGGTGTGGTGTTATAGCTGTAGCTAAAACCTTATCTGATGGTGGCAAGGGACTTGTACTAGTTCCTACCCATCAGTTGCAAGACCAATTTAAAGAGGAGTTTATTAAGTGGGGCTATGAGTCTGCGCTAGATAATGTAGACATCTTATGTTATGCTTCTGCTTACAAGCTAGAGGATCAGCACTATGATGTTGTGGTCTGTGATGAGATACACCTTGGTCTGTCACCTGAGTATCGCAAGTTCTTTGAGAACAATACTTGGGACAGATTATTGTGCATGACTGCTACATTACCTGAAGATTACGAGTATAAAGAGTTGTTGTACAAGATTGCTCCTCTAGTGTATATGATAAGTCTTGATGAATGTGTAGCGCTTGGCCTTGTTTCTCCTTATGAGATAGTTTGCATACCTATACAGCTAACTGATGTTGAACAGAAAGAGTACAAGAAAGCTAATAATACATTTGTATATGCTAAATACTGTCTTGGACAGTTTGGTGCATTTGATAAAGCAAAGCATATTATGGGTGCAGGTAAACACACGGCTAGCTCTGAAGATAAAGCTGCTGCTGCACAGTTCTATCGCTCTATTAGAGCACGTAAAGCTGTGGTAGACCATGCCGATGGTAAAATTGCAGAGTTGCAAAAGATTGTTGTCAAGAACATAGGTGAAAAGATACTTGTGTTTGGTGGTAGCAATGAGTTTACTAACAAACTTGCTGACGCAACAGAAACATTCTCTACTGTATATCACAGTGGGAAAACTAAGAAACAAAAAGAACAAGCACTGAAAGATTTTAGATCAGGTGACAAGCCTGTGCTATGTTCTACAAAAGCTTTGAACCAGGGCTTCGATGT